GGCGCGCGAGATCGGAGCCCAATACGGACTTAGCCAGGCCAAGGTCGATTCAGAATTCTGGGCAGAATTTGGGAAGTGGGGCAAACGAGCCGAGTTTGCCGGAGGGCTGGGGTCGGTCGCCGTCAAGATTTTGCAGGGACTCATTATGGCATTCAAACAAGCGAAAGGTATCTAACCATGAAGCGGAGACGGGAAAGCCGGAAGGCACGGAAGCGGAGCTTTGGACGCAATGCGATCAAGACTCACAAGAAGAACGCCACGGGATACATGATGCGTGGCGGGATCCGACTCTAAATGCCGTGTTATTCACCCTTACAGGGGTGGCGCTCCCGGGAGCGAAACGCTTCCGGGAAGCGTGGCATTACATTCGATTTCCGAAGCGGATACGCGGACCAGCCTCTTGAAGTACCCTGCGGGCAATGTATTGGCTGCAAGATTGTCCGCTCGCGACAATGGGCACTCCGATGCCAGCATGAAGCGTCGCTGTACGACGCCAATTGTTTTTTAACACTCACGTACGAACGAAGTCCTCCCGAACTGGTCAAGCCAGACCTCCAAGATTTTTTCAAACGCATGCGCGAGCGGCTCAGGAACCGCGGATTAAGCTTCAGATATTTTGGCGTCGGGGAATACGGCGCAAAGTTTCAGCGGCCACACTACCACGCCTTAATTTTTGGCTACGACTTCGAGGACAAAGAGAAGTGGGGCGGATCACCACGACACCCGATTTTCCGAAGCCAGCTCCTTGAGGAGCTGTGGCCGATGGGACACTCTAGCCTGGGCACAGTCACCAGCGAGTCGGCGCAATACGTATCCAAGTACTGCACGAAGGCCCTCAAGGGCAAGAAGGCAGACGAACACTACCAAGGACGCGCTCGAGAGTTCGCGATTATGTCCAGGCGACCCGGCATCGGTAAGGGATGGATTGAGAAGTTTGGGAACAGCGTTTTTCCGAGGGATTTTGTCGTGGTCGAAGGAGGGGCCAAAGTAGCGGCCCCGAAATACTACCTACAAAATATGCCGGAAAAGTTGCAGAAAAAGATCAAACACGCTAGATTAGAACGGAACGCGGACAACCCCGATGCGCGAGGGGTCCGGGCGGTTGCCAAGGCGATTTGCGCCGAGGAACGCATTAAACGCGCCACAAGGAGTTTTGAAGATGATCACCGGAGCATTTAGCATCTATGACAGCAAAGCGGAGTACTTTAGCGCACCCTATTTTTACAAGACAAACGGGATGGCCATTCGCGCGTTTACAGAACTGGCGAGGGATGCTAACTCTACTATTAGCAAGCATCCCGACGATTACCGGTTGTTCCGTGTCGGTGACTTTGACGATGATACGGGCACCCTTACCAGCGGAACGGCACCTATGCTTTTGGCTACCGGAACCGAAGTTGTTTCCGAAGACCATGGATTGCGGGTTGAGGCATGAAGCCGACAGCACGGGACAAATACAACCGGGACGAACCCTATCCGGGGATCGACTGCTCGCAGGGTATCGGGGCCGATCAAAGTTTTAAAGACGACGCCGACATTAACGTGATCATGGCCAGGTACCGGAAAACCGGACACCTAGTAGACCCCTCGCGCAAGGCCACACGCGAACCATTTTTCGAGGACGTCTCAATGGCACCCGAGGACTATTTGGAGGCGCAGACGCGCCTCCAGAACGCCGAGAGAGCCTTTATGGACCTGCCAAGCACGGTCCGGAACATGTTTGAAAACAGTCCTGCGGAACTGTTAGAGTGGCTCCAGGACGAGAAGAACCACGAAGAGGCCCGCAAGCTGGGCCTGATGAACCCTCGGGCGGAGCCCGAGGGTGAGCCTCCGGCCTCGACGATCGCCGATGGCGATACGTCTGCGCCGAAGGCTTGAGAAGAGACAAGACAGGGCAGAGCCTGTCAGTCAGCACAGTAGGGATCAAGTATACTACTGTGCTGAAGGTGCAGAGGCACCCTAGAGATGAACGAAGTACGAAGCTAGGAGGATAATTTGATAGATTTTTTGAAGTTTAGTTTTAAGGTATATTTAAGTATGATTTTTATTAGTTTAATTAGTATGATTTTATGGTGGGGATTTATTACATTTATTTTAAGGGGGAGATTTTGACGAAGAAGGAAGCCAAGAGGATAGCAGAGATTTTAGAGGACATTGACAAGTGTACAAATGATTTGACAGGATGGCCAATTTACGATATCGTAAAGTACACATCACGCATTAGGGCAATTCTCCTAGGAGCCTAAAGCATGGCCAAGAGACACGCAGGGCGAAGCCAGAATTACAGTTTTTCGCTCGTACCCCGAGCGGACGTACCCAGGTCAACGTTTATGCGGAACCATGGGTACAAGACCACGTTCGACAGCGGAGTATTGATCCCGTTCTACGTGGATGAAGCCCTACCGGGAGACACCTTCCGGGTCAGCGCCAGCCTTTTCGCACGGCTGGCAACACCGATCACGCCGGTCATGGACAACCTTTACCTGGACACCTTCTTTTTCGCGGTGCCGAACCGGCTGGTCTGGAGCAACTGGCAGAAGTTCTGTGGGGAGCAAACCGACCCAGGCGACAGCACCGACTACACGGTGCCGGTTCTCACGACCCGGACATTCACCCAGCTGGGCATGGGCGATTACATGGGGCTCCCCACAGGGGTGAGCCTCGCGAACGTCAACGCCCTACCATTCCGAGCCTACGCCATCATCTGGAACGAATGGTTCCGCGACCAGAACCTCCAAGACAGCATCGTCGTGAGCAAGGGAGACGGACCAGACGGCAGTACTTTCGCCCTGCTCCGCAGAGGCAAGCGCCACGACTATTTCACGAGTTGCCTGCCCTGGCCACAGAAAGGACCGGGGGTAGAGCTTCCACTCGGAGGCTACGCACCCGTCGAAGGGATTGCCGGGGTTGAACCACGCTTTGGAGCGTTTGGATTCGGCACCGCCATGAAACAGACCGGCGGCACCGCGACTGCACAATGGAGCATCACCCCGGCCTCGAGCCACGACCCAGCCTATTGGGGCAGCCAGACCGGATTGCAGGCCGACCTCAGCGCGGCAACAGCAGTCACCATTAACGAGATGCGGGAAGCGTTTGCCATCCAACGCATGTACGAACGCGACGCACGCGGAGGCACCCGCTACGTCGAGATCCTAAAGAGCCACTTCGGCGTGACCAGCCCAGACGCAAGATTGCAGCGACCAGAATACCTGGGCGGGGGCAGCACACCAATCGTTATTAACCCGATCGCACAGACGGCTCCAACCAGCGGCGCCAACCCACAGGGTGGCCTCGCCGGATACGGCGTCGCCGCTAACAACCGCGTCGGGTTCACCAAGAGCTTTGTCGAGCACACCTACATCATCGGCATGGTCGCCGCCAGAGCCGACCTCAGTTACCAGCAGGGCCTGAACCGCCTCTGGAGCCGGCGCACGAAGTTCGACTTCTACTGGCCGGCGCTCTCACACCTGGGCGAGCAAGCGGTGCTCAACAAGGAAATTTACGCGCAGGGAACCAGCGCCGACGACGATGTTTTCGGATATCAAGAACGCTGGGCAGAGTACCGCTACCACCCCAGCCTCGTCACAGGGCGATTCCGGAGCAACGCCACCGGCACGCTCGATTTCTGGCATCTCGCCCAGAAATTCACCACCCTGCCGACGCTGGGGAGTACCTTTATCCAGGACAACCCGCCAACCAAGCGGGTCATCGCCATCGCCACCGAACCGGACTTCCTGTTCGACGCCAATTTGCAGGTCAAGTGCGCACGGCCCATGCCGATGTACTCTGTCCCGGGTCTCATCGACCACTTCTAGGAGACACAAATGGGACCAGCCGCAATGGCACTCCTACCGGCCGGCATCGGGGCGGTAGGAGACCTACTCGGGGGCATCTTTGGCAGTAACAGCGCCAAGGACCAACTCGAAGAGCAACAGCGATTTTACAGACAGATGCGCGACACACAATATCAAGCGACCGTCAAAGACATGAAGGCCGCAGGCCTCAACCCGATGATGCTGTACCACGGGGGAGGACTCAGCCAGGGCGCCAGCATCGCCGGACCAGATGCCGGGGAAAAGATCACCCGAGGCGCCCAAGGCGCCAGCGCCAAGATGGCCAACGGAGCCTTGATGGCCGCGCAAATCGGCCAGATCAACAGCGCCCGGAAGCTGACCGAGGCGCAAACGGAGGCACAGAACCTCCAGAATTACATTACCGAGAACACCTTCACCGGGGAGAACTACACACCCGGACTGAAGGTCAAGCCGAACATGATTGTCCCAGGCGGCATCGACATACCAGCCGACCTCAGCCCAATGACCAAAGGCAGGCGCAACGCGGCTGAACAAGCCATGCGAATCGCCACCATGGGCGAGACGTACAAGAACATCAAAGCTATGACCGGCCAAGCGGCCAGCCAGACCGAACTCAACCAGATGACCGCTGCGCTCACCAAGGCGCGCGAGATCGGAGCCCAATACGGACTTAGCCAGGCCAAGGTCGATTCAGAATTCTGGGCAGAATTTGGGAAGTGGGGCAAACGAGCCGAGTTTGCCGGAGGGCTGGGGTCGGTCGCC